GGAAGCATGACGCGGTCCTTGCTAATCTGCCCATATACATCGAACAGCTATACAAGAGCGAACCGATCACACCAGCGCAAGCTGAGAAATTACTGAGCAAAGATGATCGGCATCTGCTCGACGATTTGACAGAGAAAGTGTCCTCTGGACTGACTCTGGCAAAGATGTTGGAATCCTCCGACATCTGACACTGTGCTAACGCACGCAACTTAGGAACTGAAATGCTAAATCTTTCAAACAACAACGGATCAGGTAACTCTTACATCCGATTCGCACCCCAGGCTAACGCCTGGACTAACCGCGACGGTGAGGAAATCCAACTCAAGAAGGTGGTCATGGACCTGGACTCGGTGCAGACCGGCTGGCTTCTGATTGCCGCAGGAATGCGTGATTGGCAGCCTGACGAAGTGTTGGGCGCTAAGTCGCAATCGCCTGGCGAGGGCTATAAGAGGGGGTTTCAGGCAACCCTGTACTCAAAGGAACTCGGCCTGGTCGCTTGGAGCGCCAACGCTTACGGGCCGTGTAAAGGATTCGAGAAAATCTACAACGAGGCTGACAAAGCTGCTGGCGATAACGGCGGCAAGCTGCCGGTCATCGAGTACGTCAACTCTACCGCTGAGAAGGTCGGCAAGGGCAACACGCGAGTGCCTAACTTCAAGCTGGTGAGTTGGGTTGCGCGTCCCGCTGGAATGAACCCTGATGCTGGTGATGAGTTTGAGCCGGAGCCAGCACCAGCGCCTGTACGCAAGGCGCCTAAGCCTGCGCCTGCACCAGTGATGGACGACGAAGAGTTTTTCTAACCAGTAGTCTGGTGAGGCGGTGGGTTGATCTCCACCGCCTTTTTTTTCCCCTAAAAATTGAGAACTAGACAATGGACACTGAAACAATAGCCAAAGCCCTAGGCAACGCCAAACAAGTGAACGGGAACTGGTTGGCGAGTTGCCCTGTAGCTGGGCATGGCAGAGGCAACGGTGACAAGAACCCGAGTCTCAGCATCAAGGAAGACAATGGCAAACTCTTATTTCATTGCCACGGAGGATGCGACCAGCATAGTGTCTTTGACGCTGTACGGGAGCGCAACCTATTGCCAGCACTACAGCGCCAGGAGTACAGTCTCGCGCTCATTAAAGGTGAATTGATGACTATGCCAACGCTGGAGCAGGAGTGGGAGTACAAGGATGAGCAAGGCGAGACGCTGTTTGTAAAGCGCCGGTTCAAGGTGAACTCAGAGAAGGGCAAGACGTACTCTCTCCACAAGGTGGATGCCGCTGGCAACCGCAAGGGCAGCATGACAGGTGCGAGGATAGTACCCTACCGCCTACCGGAACTTATCAACGCAAGGGAAGCCGGACGTGCCATCTATCTGGTGGAGGGTGAGAAGGCAGCGGATGCCTTGGTCAGCATAGGCGCAATCGCCACAACGTCCCATGCTGGTGCTGGGCACTGGCCTGCTGACATTACGCAATACTTTGCCGGCGCGGTAGTGATAGTGGTGCCTGATTGCGATGCGCCTGGTTGGAAGTACGCCAGGCGGGTGGTGGAGGCATTGCTACCTGTAGCTAAAGCTGTTCGTGTACTGGACTTCAATCTACCCGAACTCGGGGACGATGCATATGAGTGGGTAGCCGATGGCGGGGACAGGGCCAGGCTGGCAGAACTTGCCAAGGCGCTGCCTGTTATTACCAGCGTTGACCAGGTGCAGACACCAGAGTGGATTGTTCCACGGGAAACTGTTGACTCAATAGAACATTTAATTGAACCCGATTTGGATACGGTTGTACCAATTCTTGTACCACGGCAGTTGCTCAACATTGAGTCTTGGGACGACATTGAGGATGAGCCGGTTGAATACTTAATAGATGGGGTGTTACCCGCCAAAGGGTTTTGCCTACTCTTTGGACCACCTGGCTCATACAAGTCATTTGTGGCTCTGGATATGGCAGAGGCAGTTGCAACCGGCAGGCCGTGGATGGGGCGCGATGTACCAACGCCAGGTGGAGTGCTAATCATTGCTGGTGAGGGGCATGGTGGTATAGGCGCTCGCATCAAAGCCGCCAAGTTACACAACAAGACCGCAGCTGGAGCCGAAATCTATGTGCTGAGAGCCGCCATTAACCTGAGATCAAGCGTGGATGACTTTGATCTTTTGATGGCATCCATAAAGGATTTGATTGAGCGCACCGGTGTCCAGTTTGAAATGGTCCAGATTGACACGTTAGCCAGAGCATTTGGTGGCGGCCAGGAGAATGACAGTCAAGACATGGGGGCATTCATTCACAACACCGGCAGGATTCAGAGGATGCTCAACTGTGCCCTGATGGTGGTGCACCACAGCGGAAAAAACAAAGAGCAAGGGGCTAGGGGGCATAGCAGCCTCTTAGGTGCGTGCGATTCGCAGCTTGAACTTATCAAGCTGGACTCAGTTCCGAATGCCGCCAGCGATGTGGCAGGGTCAGGATTGATCCACATCACTAAGATGAAGGACGGGGAGACGGGCGTCAAGATCGGGTTTGAGATGGTAAAGGTGGAGATCAAGGGTAGCGAGTTGGGTATCAGCGACGCCCAGATCAGCCTGGCGGTCAGGGCCAGTGACGAGGCGCTGAAGCAGGAAATGCAGCAGCAATCAGTAGAGCGCCAGGCCAAACCTCGCAAGCTATATGGGAACCAGTTGGCGGCCTACGAGTCAATCCACGATGCCATTGAGAAGAATGGGCATATGACAAGCGTAGGTAACGAGCGTCACAAGACGGTGATGTTGAGCGAGTGGCGCGAATCATTTGTGAAGCGCAAGGGCGACAGCAAGAGCATAGACACGGACTGGTATCGTGGAAAAAACTCCATGTTTGAGAAGAAATTAGTGGGTTACCACAAGACTGAAGTTGCTGAGTATTGCTGGGTGATTTACCTCGACAAGGACAAAGATGAGCCGTTTGTGAGTGCGTTTTGATAGGCAACTTCCATCTTGTCTATGTGGAATCTAGGCAATTGCCTATGTACTTATGTTTGAAAAACCTAGACAAGATGGGTAAATCTAGACTGTTGCCTAGGTAGCGAGTTGTGCAGGAAAGGGTAAAAACCTAGGCAACTTACAACAACTTGCTTAATGCAAGTTGTAAGTTGTCTAGGTTGCCTACCTCGGAAATTGTTTTGTGTAAGTTGCCTAGGTAAAGGATTAGAGATGGCATCGAAGAAATTGTTGGAGACTGACGTGTATCCGAGCGACCGTTTCAAAGTCTTTGAGCATTCGCTCATGGTTGAGATGGAAACCGCAAAAATGGACCATGAACGGGTTTACGGGATAGACCGAGTGATTGATTTGGTGGATGCCGAGTTCCGAAGGAAGTTCAACGCGCAGCGGGAGCGCATCTGGGAGGCCAGCCAGGCGCGGGACGAGGAACGGCTAGAGAAAGCCATCAAGGGCATGGTGTCGGCATACAAGGCGCTCACCAGGTGGGCGGTTGAGGCAGGCATTGAGCAGATGCCTAAAATTGATTGCATGGAACACCGGATGGCCGACGGGAGCCTGATGGTCATCGTGAGGGATAAAAGAACAGCGACCTGGTACGAGCAGTTCCGCAAGGAGCCAGGCGCCAGATCAATCTGGACACTCGCGGAACTGGAGGTGGTGATGACGGGTCCGACGCTGACTCAGGTACGTGGGATCAAGTCAGCAATACCAGGTACGACAATGGTTCCCGTGACGCCGCAAGGCTCCAGCGGGTTTGAGGATATGAAGAACGACATCGACATCAGCAAACCGTTCAAGGGCGGAAAGTTGTTCGACACAAAGGCAGCAGAAAGGGCAAGAGATGAGCGCAGGACGTGATTTATGGGACGAGGTGGTATGCAGGGTGCTGGAAGTGACTGAAAACGCTTGGAGGGCCGTCTAATGCCTGGTAATCCGAAAGTGAGGGCAGACCTGGCGCTGCTCGAAGACTTGGACGCTGAACTGGTGCTGTCGATGTTTGAAGAGGGACGCAGCAAGGCAGACATATGCCGTGGCCTGGGCATCGGACGGCGTGCGCTCGACACATGGATAGATGAGAATGATTATCATTCTATAATTACGCGCGCGCGGGTGGAAGCGGCCTCGCATCTCGCTTGCGAGACACTCGCCATTGCGGACGGCATGGACGTGGACAACGGCCAGCGCGACGTGCAGCGCATCAGGACGCGCCAGTGGCTCGCGGAACGCTGGGATCGGAAGACCTACGGCACTGACAAAGC